AGACTGAGGACTACTTTGTCATCTGCACTGGGCATTAGGGCTACGCTCCGTCAACCAGAGGCCAACCGGCTGTAGTCGTCCTTGAAGCCATCCTTGGAGACATCACTCTGATCTTCTGATTTCTCTTCTTTGGGGTTTGCTTTATCGCGATGCCAGGATGGCAAGTCCTCCAGAAGATCAGGTTCGAGACCCATAGCTATCTCTTGTTCCCACTTATCGATGTAAGGATCACCAGTACCAAAAGTGACCTCACCCTTCTCATCTCGACTGGCTTCGAGCCTGTGTTCCTCGTAGTAATCCTCCCAGTACGAAGTCAGTAGTTCTAGAAGCGTCTGACTTTGGATAGCCTCATGGGTCCAGGGAAGCTTGAACTTGTCCTCCACCCACCGCCGCAACACGTCCAGCAGCCCCGGATCCTTCACTCGAGCCGCCGCTATCAACCGGGCTGCCTTGAACAATGACAGCGGCTCCTCGGAGAGGGGAGGCAAATGAGTTCTCGAACGTAGCGACCTTCTTGAACACAGATAGGATGAGATCAAGGTCATCAAGCTCATCCAGGTTCCACCACGTGGGCTTTCTGATCAATGATTGCTCAAGATGAGCAATCATGTAGTTGGTCCAGTCCGTCTCCTCATCAATCCCCATCCCAGGCTTCTTCTCATCGAAGTAGTAGCCTCCGTTGAGCTGAACCTTGCGAACCTGAATCCCAGCCATGCCTTTGATGCTGAGCTTCTTGGTGGTGAAGGTTCCCTCGAGCACTCTCCCATCATGGGTCGTGTGCTTGATGAAGAAATCCAAAATCCGAGGCATGGGTACTGCGGTCATCATTCCTTGATCCATCTGATCTTCTCCTGTTTTCCACCAGACCTCTACTTAACCCAATGATTTCACTGGGTTACCGTTCTGACTCATCCTCGACTCTGATCGCGACAAAGGTCACGTTGTCAGCAGTCAGTCCTCGAGATGTGACATCCCAAGAATGGCCACTGGCCCGCACGCCCTGGAAGAACGCCATGGTCCTACGTCCACCCTCAACGGGCTTGGCATCTTCGATGGAAGCTGTCAGTGACTCAGCGGTGATGATGCTTTGGATCGTGGGGAAGATTCCCACCTTCTTGAGCGACTGCCCAATGATCCGAAACACCGTGGCATTGAGGGAGCAGCGATATGCCACTGGCACATGCTCCTTCACTTCCAGAAGATCAAGGCAGTCAACTGGCTCGTAATCGCAGCTTGTTACCGTGGAGTTGTTTAGACTCCACTTCCTCTGGTTTCCCAGAGGCTCAGACTATATCACCATCCTGTCGCACACAGGATGCCGCGCGCTCGTGCCCTTCCTCCATGGTCCAGTATTCAATATTGAACCGAAGGAGTTCTGGGGAAGCATTCTTGTACTTAAAGTTGATCTTGTAGTGCATCGAAGGCACAGCAAGAACGTAAGGACGAACAATGTCCACGAACCTGCGTGCATTCTCCGTGTTCATATACACGAAGAATCCTTTAGACCACTTCACTTGGCTTTCGATACCCCATCTAGACATCAACCATGAACAGATCACTTCATTCTCTTCCTCTGAGAATGAATGAGTATTCATGATCAATGGTCTCGAACTGATGCTTCTCTCGGAAGGTGATCGATCTGTGTCGGTACTGTATCTCTTCACATTATGATGAAGGGACAAGTGACCATCATCCATGAACCACAAGGCCAGACCAAGAGGAGTAAGACTTTCCAGAAGCCCTTTATTGAGCTGCTTCTCAGGTCTGTACATCCTCTCTCTGATCTTGGTTAGAAATGGATGAGTGGTGGTCCAGATCTTGATCTGAGGATAACTCTTGCCAAGCTTGCGATTCACCTGAACCACATCCTTGAAAGAGTATCCAAGACCCGGAATCTGCCTCAGGATGGTTCCTTTCAGCTCCACATAATCACGCACGTTGGGCGAATGTGAGGTTTGTGCTCTCACATTCACACCATGGAGTTGAAGATTGAAATCACCCAAGGTCATTCCGATCACTGCTGAGCGAAGCTCATGTCGCGTCAACTTTTCGTACAGCTTCGATGGACTCATAGAGCCCTCTACTAAGACTTCCCCATCGGGTAGTCGTTGAACCTTCTCCCAGGTTTCCCCAGGAGCTTGGCTGCTGATTCCCATGGTGTTGCCACACACTGTAGGGTTCCAGCAATTCACGCGGTTCTCCTCAAGAGATCTCTCTCCTGGGCCACCTTACTTGATGGTTTCCTCACCAGAGACATTGCCAGCGTAGCCCACGGGATCTTTTCCGATCTTGAAGAGGGCTCGTGGACCTGTGAAGACCTGACCGGGACCCTTCACGTTGGATTGATCTGGTGCGATGATCGGCATGAACGTAGCTCCTATTCAAAGTTGTTGTTGATTTCGATCTGTGAACTTCGAACGTGCCGAAGGTTGACCGTGAGGTCTGGTCAGAACCAGAGCACGTTTCTGGAAAGATGGCCCCCCAGAAGTCGAGGACCGCTGGGGGGCCAAGCCTGTGGCCTGGTGGACAACAGGTAGATCGAGTCTACGTTAGTTCTAGAACCACTGTCAAGCTGGCGAACAAAGAGTATCAGCTTGAAGTTTATCAGGAACTACGCAGGCTTGGTGTAGGCAGCCACCGTGTCTCTAGCCGCCAGCATGGCCTCAGCCATGAGGATCATGGCTGCTGACCCACGACCCGACGGGTTGGCTGCATGGGGACTCCCAATCCCGAACGGCTGAGCTGCCACGGCAGTCAGGTAGGAGGGAACCGCTCCCCCAAGCTGGGCGATCATGACCATCAGAGCGTTGATGAGCGAGGGACCAGGACCGTAGGGATTCGATGCGCTGTCCCCAAGACCCTTGCCACCCCTCAGTGCCGCCAGATCCTTATCGATGGCTGCGAACTCCACCGAATAGGTGTCACCAGTTCTGGGCGAGGCGGGAAGTGATCCAGGAGCGAAGTAAAGAACGCCCGTCGTGTTGGAGATCACAAAGGCGTACTTCCCAGTCAAAGCTGTCGTGATGTTCCCCGTGAACGTCACCTTGGCTCCCACGAGAGCATTCACCCCCGTGTAGGCACCAAGATCAGCAACGCCAGTGGCACTCACACCGTTGATGTTCGCGATGTGAGCATTGTAGATCAGCTTCAGGTGATTCATGAGAGTGACTGCCGTCGCAGTGTTGGTACAGGCTGCCACCGTGACCACATTTGGATCAGCCACACCATGCGTAGCAGTGGTCACACGAGCCATGTGAGCAAGCACCTGGACTCGAATGTCGTTGGCCAGCAGAACCAGCCTGGCCTCGCTCCCATCACTGCCCAGAGCTGTCACCACATTGGTGGCGTCCGCTGCCCCATGGACCGCAGGGGTCACAACACGGTGGGCATTGTAGTCACCCTTCATCTCATCAGCCATCGTGTCTGCGGTGGCCTGGTTGGTTGCGGTTGGCGATGACACACCATTGGCTGCATCAGCAGCCACATGGGTGCCAGTCGTCACCAGACCCGTGACATCAACCAGATTCGCGAGGATGTCCAGAAGATCAGCAGCTCGGTTGCCAAGCACTCCTGGGGCCACCACGAAGGATTCAGTCTTCGTGACAGAATCCTGCTTTGGTTGCATCGAGGTTCGAAACGCAGTCAGTTGAGTATCGATCAGAGCCGGAATCGCGATTGCCATGACTTCTTCTCCTTTTGGTTTCTAGCTAACTACGCTGCCTGCGTCGGTAGCTAATTTCTTATGCAGCCTGTGTTGGTAGCTGCAAGAATATTTCATTGAGTTGGAAATTGATCCCAACCACAGGGAAGATCTCTACTCGGATGGTTGCAACGTCTCCGCTGATCTTCACCCGCAGATTGTGGAATGCCTTGATGACAGCACCTCTCTCGTCAGTGCTGTCCACGATGAGGTTTTGGGACCGAGCCAGCTCCAGGTATTCCGAAGCTGTGTCCTTGATGCCTGTGGCATTGGTGGGGGTGGCCTTGACGCCCGTGAATCGATCTTCCAGTAGAGTGCGAAGACCATAGGACACGAAGCGAACCACATCACGAACGCTTCCCTCCATGTAGGCAAGGTTGTCATCCTGAACATGCGTGGTGATGTCCCGCACCCAGCGAATGCCCTTGCCCTTGATCGTCTCCGCGAAGAGGATACCAGCCTGGATGAACTGGTTGGCATCCGTCCTCTCCGAGGGGTCCCAACTGCTGTCCTGGGCAATCTCTGTGGTCTTGGGGTACTTGTGGGTCAGAGGCTCACCCACCTCAGGCATTCCAGCTCGCATGCCCACGGCCAGAGCTGCCATGGCCCACTCATCCATCACCTTCAGGGTGCCCCCCACATCCAGACACATGGGCTTCTGAGAGACGATCTGGATGTCCGTGTTGTTGAGGGCATTGGCTTTCAAGATCAGATTGGTCTTGGTGCCACGATACCCAATGACACCACCACGCTCTGTCTTCTCGATCCCGTTGGCAGCCTTGACGTGTGCTGAAAGCTGGGCAGACACTGAGGACCAGGTAGCCGTTGATCCAAGGTCCTCCTCAACAAGATCACGGACGATGAGGGGAATCACGAAGTTGCATCGTTGCTTGAGCAACAGATCAAAGGCATCCTGCCAATTGGAGTTGGCACTGGTCCCCCTCGTTCCACCTGTGAGGTACTTGAAGGTGTCCCCTGGGTTTCCGATGCTGCCACCAGTGAACTCGGGACGACCCTGGCCAGCTCCCTTGCTGATTCCAGAGGCACGAGTGGCAATGACATTCTGATTCCTCTCGTTGATGTCCCGGATCATCACCCACAGATCAGCACGGAAATTGTTGGCCCATGGAACAGGGACATTGGCAGTGGGAGTAGGAGGAGTGGCCACTGCATCCTTGTCGCTGCGAATGTCCACATCCACATCCCCAAGATCAAAGTCAAAATCCTTCACCAAGAAGGTATTGCCATTGATCCCACCAGGGACAGTTGCCTTGTAGTCCACGTTGGCGTTGATAGCTGCGACTAGCTCTTCCAATGTCTGGTTGGTGGCAAACGTGAAGGTCTTGTCAAGACCTGACACGGCACCGTTAACTGCCACGTAGGTCTTGAGAGATGTTGCCTTCCCTAGTGATCCTGCAAGAGTCGCCTTAGCCGCTGTTGCATAGCGAATCTCATAGGTGGAGGTGAGATCAGGAGTGGTAGTCCAAGGCTGATCTACCGTGAGAACTGAACTCACACCAGCCGTATTGGAAGTGATGGACCGTCGTTGACCAGAACCAGTACCACCAGTGATGACCACAATCAGCCCAGCCATGTCATTGAGAGCCAGGTTGAGAGCAACTTCCAAAGTGATCGTAGAAGCACCACCAGCCGTGGCAGTTCCGTTTCGGACTTGGCCCTTCCTGACGCTGTACGCTTCTGCCACAGGAGTACCACTCATTGCCAAAACAGTCAGAGTCGTAGCTGGAGTGGTAAGTGAGATCTTCCTAAGGTTGATCACACCAGCCAAAGTGATCTCCACAAAGAAATTGATCATCCCTGTGAAAGTGGCTGTGGCATCCACAATGGTGGTTCCAGAACCACCTGAGGCAGTTCCAGAAGCAGTCACCACGCGAGCAGACTGACCAATGTACTCCAGTTGGAGATAGGACTTCCCACCGATGTCCTCCCCAATCTGAGCCACCTTGTCAAACATGGTAGTCCACGCCTGACCCGAAGACGCGCCAGGCTCGTACTCATGTTGAATCTGATTCGTGTGCAGTCCGTAGTCTCTAGACTTGACCGTCGCCACAGGAGCCAAGATGGTCAATGCAGTTCCTGTCAGAGGAGCTGCTGAGAACGCAGGAGACACCGTGATCGTAGCCACTGCGTTGGCAGTGATGGGTCTATCCTCCGCACCAATCCGAAGGATGTTTCCGATCATCTCACTGGCAACCAATGCACCTGTGGTCAGGTTGATGAGCGTGGTTGTAGAACCAGCCGCAGCCGTATCTGCTCCGATCTTGTTGTACTGAACCAGGGATGCCTGAGTTCCCTGATTGGCCTTCACACAGAGGCATCGAAAAGCCCCTCCGGGAACTCGAGGATCATTTGAGGGATCGAACACCACCCGAATGGCATCTGCCAAGGGGCCACTGCGGAAAGCCGACTTAGCCAAAGCAGGATCATCAAGGGTGACCACCACCCCCGGTTCCCCACCATCAGCCTCACCGATCAGACCGATGATGCCATTGGTCGCCAAACTGATCTGAGCAAGAGCACTCGCATCGACCTTGGTGAGTCCACCTGGCCGAAACTGGGTCATTCCATTGAATGTGACGGACCTTGCCATGGTGTCCTCTCCTTAGTAGCTTTTGAACGTCCTGTCCCAATCGGACATGGTTCGTTTGATGGTGGTGTTGGTGAACGCTGCCATTCCATCCTTCCAGTGAGCCCGAAAACCCTTAGCTGCGAACCACCGACTGAATGACACTGGCTGCTCTGTCTCCAGAACAGGCTCAGCCACTGCCTCAACCTTCTCCTCGACGCTGGCCACGGGAGGACCAGCATTGGTCAAATCTTTACTTGGTGTCTTTGCCATTGCAGTTCTCCTATGGTGTCAGGTCCAAAGTGGTTTCGATCACTGTGCGACCTGGATCTTCCGAGTCATCAACATCAGGATCATGAACTGCCAACCCCACTGTGATCTTATCAATGAGGGATGCCTCCGACGCCTTCTGGTAAATATCGAAAGAGTAGCTAAACGTTAAAGACAAAGCCCGTTGATATGCCAAATCAGGGTAGAACTCCGTGCGTGGAGAGAAGTCCGTTCCTGACATGGCCAGATTCATGAATCCTTGTTTGATCAAGAAATGTTCGTTAAGGAAGATAAGAGCCTTCACTACACTGTAAAGAAAGACTGTTGTTTCTGGGTTTGAGCCCACAATCAAAAGATCGTAGGTAGTCTGATAGATAACACCCCTCCGCTCAATGATATCCTGAGACGTGAACAGCTTGGATGGTTCTCCTGTTACTCCAGACTGATCTGGAGCTGTTCGAACTTCAATCACAGAGGTGTTATCCGGATTCGTAGCCCAAGAAGGAGTGACAGTGATCTTAGAATCAAACCCACTTCCCACAGGATCAATCATGATGATCTGACGAGTCTGCCCAGCTCCTGTTCCCTCAAGGATGACAACAAACACATCCTCCTCGAAAGGATCTACCACTTTGATCAAACCCTCAGCGATGTGAACCGCTGCATCTTCTCCCTTTGTGGCTTTGGTGGGAGAAAGATAGGTCCTGTAGCCCCCACCCGTGGTTGACACAGAACCAGCTCCCAGAACCGTGGCATCCCCTCGCAATTCATCCTTAGGGAAAGGATGCCCCAGTGAACGCACCATCTGGGGGCCTTCCATCAAATTGCCAACAAAGGCTTGGCTCTCAGCTTCGGATTTCAGCAGGATCACTATTGCTGGAAGATGAAGATCTTGATCAGGATAGTTCAAGTTGATATCGATAGTGGACTCTTGAAAAAAGGTACGCAACTTGTCAAGATCATCTTGACGAAGATTACGAAAGAGCATATCCACAATACGACCATCATCGCGAATGGCGCGGAAACCTTTCACAAGTACCTGCTGAATGATGTATTCGGGAACGATACTCATTTACTTTTCCCAATTGCATCAAAGATCGCTTTCAAAACCCTGGGACCCTCCTCATGAAGATATTTCTTGGCCTCTTCCCGATATGGAGTTCCCTTTCCTCCTTTTCCTACAGGAAGGAATCCAGGATGCTGCCACCCTGTTGATGCGGGATTCACTCTTCTGAAATGAGTAGGATTATTGGACTGACCCTTCTTGAAGGGAACATCCAGAAAAGGAGCCCCGATCTTTTTCTGACCAGGTTTGCTACTGTACTGAGACCAACTCTTTGCTGCTGAAGAAGCCAGCAAAGCTTTCTTCACATCAATTGCTCCATACCCAACCTCAAGAGCAGTTACCAACCAATTGACTTTATTGTCCGGATGATGAAGAACAATCTCTGTGGAGTGAGCATCCACCTTGTGATGGCTCAAAGCCATCATGTAGTTTCGCTTCGTCTTGTGAAGATGACCACCCGCAGCTCTCATCCACACACGGTGGGCTCCAACGGTGAGATCACGCAGACCACGTTCCATTGCCTTGGAGATCTTCTCCTCCAGGTTGGTCACCGCAGCCATGTTAACTGTCACGTCAATTCGAACCATCAGCAGTTCTGAATTCTGGCACAGAAGGGAATGTTGTCCCCCACTCTGGGCCTTGGGTCATTGTTGACCAACGCCACATGCCTCTTTCGCAGAGCGACTCTAGAACCAAGATCACGATTACGATCTCTTCGTGTAGCCGGAGGATCAAAAACAATCCACTCCAGGTAGGCAGCATATTTGAGAACATATGACTGACCCACCTGTGGTTGATTCCCCACCCACTTTATGATCTTGCTTCCATCCAAAAGGAAATCTCCCTCTGGATAGTAACGCACACCGTCATCTCCCTCACACCAGATCCCCTCAGTTGCGCTGTACCAAAGTCGATCTTCATTAGTTTGAAGGAATGTTTCCCTCTGGCTGTTGTCGCTAGCGGTTCCTGCACCCCTCACGATCACTTGCCCATCCCCTACTGGCTGAGGCCAAAGGAAAGTGATCATGTCGTGAGAAGCTATCATGTAACCAGCATGAGGGGACATCATGCAATCGCCAGGCTGAGCCCATCCTCCCTCGATCCTGGTCTTAGATTCTGAAATGCCGGTGATCAGGGCGCAGATCTTCTGAGGACGACGAAAAATGTAACCCTCACCTCGACATAGAGAACAGCCAATCATACTTCGCCGACGAGGGACCTGGTTCTGTTCAATCTGACCAGCGTGGACATCCTCAGCACTACATGGGCAGCGCATACCAACATCGTGGATCACATCCTCTCCACGATTGTTGATCAATCCTTCGTGAGCCCCAAATCCGGGAGAGAAGTCAATACCCAGCCCCACGTTCCTCCCACGGGGAGCACTGAAAAGCTGAGTTCCTTCGTCCCTGGTCTTGGTCATGGCTGGCTTCTAAGCCCCGTATTATATGTCAGTTCTAGAACCACGGCTAGCCCTTGATCAAACCGTCAACATGTTCAGCCCTCGGTACCTTCCTCGAAGGTTCTTGATCTCTCGATTGATGAACTTGTTGTAATCCTCGATAGTTGCGCTGTAGATGCCATAGATGGCCGAAGCTGTGTAGCTCACCGACTCACTGACACCATCCTTGCTCACACTCTGGGACGAGAAACCCCCTCTATAGGCGTGCCCAGCGACCGTCAGAGCATCGATGGCAGCCTTCTTGGCCAGGATCTCCAGGACCACTGCGTCAACGTTCCTGAGGCCAGCCACAGCGTTGAAGTGCCAGAACCCAGGCAGCTCGATAACCCCTCGAATAGACTCCACCCAGACCAGGCCAATGAACTTGAAGCCTAGTATGGTGTTGAAGGGAACAAGCTGGCAAAAACCATTCTTCTCGCTCACCTGCAACCAACTAAGATCAACATCTACGATCCTGGTACTACCAACCTGACCGAAGAGCTGATCAACTCTCAACAAACTAGGATGTGGGAATAGGATATCGATCCACTTTGCCGAAACAGTGGGGTAGAACGTGATGGTAGGAACAATGAAATCCCAATCAGGGTCACTGTTGAGAGAAGGATCAGTGTCCGTGACGATCTTGGTTGGTTCCAGAAACACTGAGATCTTGTCGTTCTCCCACCAGTCACAAGCTTGGCTGATCCAACGTTGAAGCATGGCATCCGTCATCTGGTCTTTTTCAACCAGAAGATCATCAGTGGCATTTACTATAGGAAGCAAACTTAGAGTCCTCACCTGAATGACCATATAGTGAGTACCTGTGCAATCAAAACGAAGCATGTATCGGCCAGGGGCAGTGATCGTAATAAGGGGGCCTGCCCCCCATGAGATTTGACGGCTTCCACTTGTCCCGTTGTACACATAGGTCAGCGGAGCAAATATGGCCGGATGGTTGGCACTCATGGAGACCACTTCAATTCCAGTGATCTGCTTGGGCTGAAACACCACCATTCGAATATCGTTGGCCTTCAAATCCAAACCCCACAGGTAGCTCTTCCGAAGTTCCTGAGAGGTGACAATGCTGATAGAGAAATCAGCCGTCACTCCCTTGACCAACGGAGCACTGACAGAAACCACCTCAATAAAGTAACTACCTCTGCGAATCAGGTTGATGCTATCTGTACTAGTCACATCTGGAAGGTGGATGGAGACTGATCCGGTATCTGTAGTTCCAGAACCAACAATGGTGATGGACTTGGTGTAGGCGACTGCATCCCGAAGCCTTCTCGCCTTGACCAGCTTCAAGGTCAATACTTCCCCAGCCATGCTGGATGGACCTGTAGCGGTCCAGAACACCTGAATGGTGTTCCGATCAATCTCGAACTTGCTGTACTCGTCGAGATCAGTAGTCACAACAATGGAGGTTGGAGCTGCCATGGTCTTCCTCTATGGAATATCGAACAGCTTGTCCGTTGAGTTCACAGGCACGGTCAAAGTTCGACGGTAGTTCACCCTTGGGATCGACACATCCACCACAGCCTTCTGAAGCAATTCCAAGGCAAAGAATCCAGCCTCATCTGTCTTGGCACTGTAGATATCCACTCCCACTCCACCAATGTTGGGGGTAACGCCCAAGATCGTTGGAGCCGAGAGCACACGGGCACTCACAGCCACCCCAGGGAGAGGGTCTCCATGAAGATCAATCAGGTTGCCTGTGATGATGTTGGTGTCAAGACTGATCGTGCCTGGGGTGTAGGAAGAAGCTGTCTCAACGAAAGCCTGCCCCACAAACTGACGGATGTTGGGGCTTGGGAGGGCTCCATTCCCGATCACCACATAGAGGAATGATCCCAGAACATTCAGTTCCGTGTTGGAGAACAGAATCTCGTAGACCCCAGCACCGTTTTCACGGAAGTCGGTGACCAGGAGTGTCTTGAGATTGAAGGTCGCCTGGCTGCTCTTCTTGTAGGAGACATCCACCTGGTTGAAAGTGATCCCAGTTCGAGGAGCACCCGTGTTGATGTTCGTGGCAATGAAGGGAAGCCACGTTGGGGTTCCTTGGAGGACTTCAATGCACGCCATGGCTCACTCCTTCAGCTACCAAACCACTGGCAGTCGATCTTCCACGATGTCATCAACGTAGTCGCCAACCTTCAGCTCACCTACCATCGGAACGTTGCTTGCATCAACCCCACCATCCTGGATACCCGTAACGTAGTAAGTATCATCACTGTTGGGATTGGTGATCGTTAAAGTATCAAATCCGTTTATGTGACCTGGTTTGTTAAGTTGGTATTCCCCTGGGCTGTATAATGCTGAGATCTCCTGCAACACCTGAAGCAATATCACCACTGAGACAGCCGACTTGAATGTGTTATCTGACCAGTCGAGGTAGAACCCATCACTAATACGACGAATCTTAATCTTGATATCAGTCTTTCCAGTTAACTCCTGCCCGCTCTGATTTAGAATCAGAACAGCAATAGGCTCCTTCTTTCCAGACTGGATGCGAATAGAGAACGTCACGCACCCGCTCCATTACCTGAATCTGATCCCTTCTTCCCGCCACCTACTAGATTCATTTTCATAACTACCACAGGATAAATATCACTTCCTGTTTTAATAGCCAAAGCATCAGTTCTTTCGATCATGTGCTGACCTGCCTGACGCATCATCTTTTTCCGAGCTGTGGCAATGGAAGCTATAGCCACAGCCTTCTTATGATCTTCATTGCTTCTCATTCCTTGTTGAGCTGCCAAAGCAATCTCAACTTGCTCCTTGGAGCACACCCCATTAGCAACCAATAACTTACCTAAAAGGTACTCAATACTAGAATTGTCCTGCTCATCAATAGCAGCAACCAAATCCTCCTTGGTGATTACTCCCATTTTGATTAAGATCAACCCAACAGAAGTAGGATCATCCTTTGGATTCATCCTAGTCTCCGATCAATACTATCCAAAACCTTAGTCATGGATTTGATCGCCTCCGTGTGTTCCGTATCTGATTTAATAGACTCACTGCTCAATTCAAACAGTTTAATTGTCAAGTCCTTTGAGATTACCCTCTCCGACTCAATCCCCTTGCGATGTCCTTCCCAAATAGTTTCCAGTTCCTTCCTAGAGTCCCTTCGTTCCAGAACGTACAGGGCAATGAAGATCGCCGCCACCAGGAACCCTGGGCCATGTTTGGCAAGCATTTCCAGAAGTTTTGCCAGGGCAGCTTCCATCCACGAACCTCATCTCCCAGTATACCATGATTCTAGAACCACCCTCTCCTAATCACCATTCTGATCTTCGGCCTCAACCAACGGGCATTTCAAACCCAACTTGCCCAAGCACCGCTGGTTGATCTCCTCAACCACCTTGCCCTGACGCTGCCACGCCTGATTGGCCAGCGTCTGCTGCATCTCAAGGTTGGCCAACCTCTCGTCCTGCCTACGCTGACCTGCCAATACCTCCAACAGCAATTCCCGAGTCGGATTGAGCTTCCTCTTCTTGGGTGTTTCGGTCATCAGTGTGGCACTGCAATGTAGCGCAACGGGTAGTTCGATGCCGACGTTGGCATCCACTGCATCCAGACGCTGAGGCCACCTGTGCCAGGATTGTACTTTGCACTGACTGCGCCCTTGGTGTTGTCAGAGAATCCTCCTGTGCCCGTCGGGTTCAGGAACTTGCCACCTGGAGTGATCCCAACCAATGCGTACTCTGCACCACCCCACACGCCTCCGCGCGGATTGAAGAGGAAGCCGAGCTTCTTTGAGTCCGATGCCGACGTGTTCAGATGCATCTTGTAGAGCACCCCGTAGTTCCCCTTCAACTGCTGAGGGCTGCCATCGGTCTTGTCCACGCCGACGGCATCAGGATCGTTGGTCGTGTTTCCGGCTAGGGGAAGCTGCATGATGCCTTGGGCGGTGTCGATGACAGTTCCAACTGCCGTGTCGTAGACCTTCGCGTTGTTTGGGAACGTCCCACGTTGATGAGTATCTCTGGGGAGCACAGCCAGACCAGGGCATGCAGTCACAGGGTTGTCGCCTGTGTCCAGAGCACACACAGTTAGGGTATGGTTCTGCGTGAAGCTATAGTCCACGAGGATCGTCATCAGATTGCCGGTACTCGTCTGTGTCTCAAAGTCCATAGCCAGGCGCACGATGCTACCCGCAGGCACACTCACTGGTGCGCTGTTGACTGACTGGAGCCATCGCAAGAAGGCCAGCTTGCCCGCATAGAGGAAGTCGGCGGTGGGTCCTGCAACACCCTTCTGCTGCACGATGAGCGAACCACTACTCGTGCCGTTGTTCTTGAGCAAGATCGCGAACTTCATCTTGGCAGCGCGCCCGTTGACGTGATGCGCATGCACTCGGTTGTAGACAGTGCCGGAGGTGAAGCCGAGCGTTGTGTCCTCGTAAAGCTTACCGCGCAGACTCACAGTCTCCGGTGCATCGCTGAAGAGTAGCTTGCCACCATCCCAGACGTGACTCATGGACACTTCTGGACAGGTGAGCGAGAGCACCCCGCTCAGATTGATGATGGTTCCCTGTGAAGCGGCAGTCAGGTCGGTCACGAGCTGGGCAGGGGTAGGGCAGGTCTGGGCCTGGACGGTCCAGGCTGCTAACAGCAGGGCGATTGAGATCAACAGCGACTTCATTGACTTCTCCTAGGTCTCATTTGGTTCGCTTCGCACTCCATGCAGATCGTGCCTTCGCGTGTGATGTAGTGCCCTTCAATCATCTTCACCAGCTTCGGTTCTGGCTCATGTATATGGCAGAGCTTCCTCTTGCAGACCACACACTCGATCCTATCCGGACAGACCGTGCAATCCCTCTCCAAGCCCCCACCTCCACCAACGCTCTACGGCTTGTAGTCACGAAACGTCATCGTCGTGTCGCTGTCCCACGTTCCGACAGCAAACACGTCGTGGTTCTCATCGGCGACCCACCACTCCAGGTCTTCTCCTGGGTGGGTCGGTTGCACTTCGTGCGCCTTGGCCAGGTACTCAGTCTGAGCCTTGTCCAACGTCTCTTCTGCTGTGTGAGCGGCCATCTACTCCTCCCACAAATCGACATAGGTGCGGATCACTGTGCTCGTGCTCTGATTGGGCGTGACCGTCACACGTACATAGGTCTTCTCCCCGAGTGGCATATCTGGCATCACTCGGTTGAACTCCATCGTGCGAGGAGGCGTAGGGTTGCTCATGAAGAGCTTATAGAGGTCACGCACGTCGTCCACGAGGTTGGCACCGTACCACGTTCGACCGTTCAGCTTGAGGGAGCACTCGTCGTCGATCACAGCGCCCCAACCCTTGATCCACGCTTTCTTGCCAGCAGGCACGTAGTGATGACAGAGGAACGCCTCAGTGGTCCCAGCTCCGATACCCGTAATCTCCGTCCCTCCACCAGCCGTAGTGGTCATAAGCTTGACCGCACCAACAGCGAAGGATCCCTGGATGACTCGCATGTCCTGCACGAAGCGAAGGTCCGTTGCGATCATGTTCACAGCGACAGTACCGTTGAGGGTCACGTCCTCTGATTTCAACTCGTAGTCAGAGTTGAGGAAATCTACCCTGACCGCCGCTGCTCCAGATCCACTGGGTTTGTCCTGCACCGAGGTGGAAACCAGCGAGCGTTGCGCCTGTGCCGCTGGTTCCACGTAGCCTCGATTGCTGACCAGCACCTCAGCCGTGGCGACGGCAGTGAGGTTGCCGAATAGGTGCAGCCGGAAGGGGGCGTCTTGTTCTAGCTGACTCATCGGCTATTCCTCAAAGTAGTCCATGCTCGCATAGTACGTGCGCGAGCTGGTGGAGTCGGGGAGTACATAAAGCTGCACTCTCGCCGGTCCTGCGATCTCGATTGGAGTGCCGTAAGCTCTTGGCACTGTACTTTGGTTTGCGCCGATTCTGATCAGATCGGAGGTTTGCATTTCGAACGCATTAGCACTCGAGGGATCTTTCGTCCTCACCATGAATCCCGCAGCATCAACGCCCTTGATCCCGGCAGCGACAGAGGTCAACTTCATCGTGCGACCGGAAGCAACATAGTGCAGGCCCAAGAAAGTCTGCCCATCACCGATTCCGATGGTCACGATGGTCGCGCCACCACCTGCTGTGTTTGCCTTCAATGTCAACGTGCCTGCGTTGGTCAAGCCAGAACCAACGGTCAGGACTTCGAGCTTCTCGATGAACGCAATGGTCGTCGAAACAGTGTCGACGTAGGACGTTCCGTCGAGAGTTACAGTCTCATAGAACGGACCAGTGATCGCTCCGCCGCTCACCGAGTAGTAAGTGATCTTGACTGTTCGAGCCCCAGTCCCAGCAGCGGCATCCGCTACGTTGGAGCTGGTGATAGATCGCTGAGCATTCGAGGTCTGCTCTGTGTAAGTCGTAAATCGGACTGGTGCCAAAGCGGTCTCCGGTGGATGCAGGACCACCTTCCCATCAGAGAACCCACGATAGATAGTAGACGCTCCTTGCGGAGCCATGACGAGACGACCAAGTGTGTCCGTCAGGAGCGACTGGACGTTCGTGCCGTCTTGACCTCCAACTAGGACAGGGTTGCCTACTGGCGTGGCTCCGTCGGCAGCACGACCCTCGACCTGTGTACTCCCACCTCCACCACTCCCTACAACCAGCCACGCAGAAGCTCCAGCGGCACCTTGGTCTACTTTGCCAAGCGTATTGGTCCCTGCCGGAAGGGGATCGACGATCTTCTTAATCCCATCCGTGGACTTGATCAGAGCGAGGGTCGTTTCAGTGGCAGCGCCAGCCGGGAGCGGAAGAGAGGAGGCAGAGATGGGCTGAGTGACCCCTGAACCATCAGTCTTCCACGCTGTAGCTCCAGCGGTGCCTTGATCCACCTTCCCGATGGTGTTGGTACCAGCAGGCAGCGCGTCTACGATCTTCTTGATGCCGTCAGTGTCCTTGATGGCAGTGAGGATTGTGCCGAGAGCTGTTACTGAGGCATCCTTGGCTGGATCGATGGCGTTGCCTGCGCTGTCGTAGACCTTGAACCCGTCGTTGTCTACTTCGACGACATAGAACGCCATTTAGGGACTCCCCGTCTTTGTCCACTGAATGGACTCGACCTTCCCACCGGCCCTGGTGATCACACCAACCTGTCGCTGGCTCTCCGTACCAGCACTGTTGTACTGGATGATATCGATCTGGGAAACCTTGCCTCCGGCCCTGGTGACAAGCACCTCACGAATCTTCTTCAGTTTGGCGCTTGTCTCCCAGTGGATAGCGTTGGTGACTTTTCCACCACTGCGGATCAACTCTTGCCAGTTAGTCTCGTCGATCCAGTGGGTGAGGGTATCGAGAATCTCGTGCTGACCCTCTGTGATTCCAGAACCACCAGTACGAGGATTGAAGACGCCGAGCCCGTCAACGAACTTGAAGGAGCCGCTCACCATCCGAGTCATACCCAACTCGGATGGGTCTTCCGTCTGGTCTAACCAGAGGATCTCATCGACGGTCTCTCCTCTGATACCGCTGCCGTCGTGGTCGGTCATCAGGCACGGCTCTTTCGCCCTTTTTTCTTGGGCTTCTCGACCTGAGACAAAGTAGGGGCCGCAACGTGTTCAGCCGCTCTTCGCTCAGCAACTGTGCCATGTTCGGAGCGGGCAGCTTCTCCCGTCGTTCGGACATCGGCCACTACCTCGTCGTTCTGGATTTGCTTGGCTGCTTCGATCATGCGCTGAAGCTTCGTGACCTCATCCTCACGCCGCTTCTGGACTACCTTCATGGCGTCTGCAAGTCCAGCTACGCGCCCTCCCTGGATGATCGCTTTCTGCTGCTCCACCTCTCCCAGGTGTGTAAGATAGTCCCCGACCCGCGTCAGGTACTTTCGGATGAGCTGCGCGACCTCGATGCTCTCCATCCCATCCTTGATCTCTTCACCCTTCTCCAAGGACGCCTCAAGGGCTGCTACGAGATCAACAGGCACCTTCTTAGCCGCCTGCTTCAACGCCTGCTGTGCCCCAGTCAGCTCGTTCATGGCTTTGCGTTCGCCATCGAGACGATCCTCAAGATCAGCACCAAGTTCGGTGGCTACAGTGATCGTGAGCTGTGACTTGTCGAGGAAACTCATCGCTCATTCCTGTTTAAGGGAGGGGGGCCGTCCCCAGCTTTCAGACTGAAAACGACCCCCCAGATGAACTAGCTACCCCACACGATCATCGACAACTGATCGGGCTTGCTTCCAGTGCCCCTGAGTGCGAACTCGAACTTGAGCATGCCCTGCGCAGGAGTCGATCCAGGAGCCACGTCCTCGGTTCCAGGGTACGAGGCTTCGTTGCGCAGCAGCTCGCCGTTGAGGTAGACATCGACGTCATCGACGAAGGTGCCGACAGCAGCGAAGTTCGGCAGATCGACATCGAGAATGCTCGTCGTGGTCTTGTCAACATCGAGGCCCGCAGCGCGGTTGGCAACGAGCTTGGCCTGACCCTTGACACGCTTCGCTGTCGTCTTCGCCTGGTAGAGCGCGTTGAAGATCGAGACCTCGCCAAACTCGGTGCGATAGTCGATCCACTCCTGCGTGGTGTCGGAGAGCTTGACCGAGGTAGCCGTCCAGCCAGCACCAGTCCGGTTCACGTCGTCGAACAGAACCTCGTTCGCCGCGTCGAGCTTCAGATCACCGGAGCCACCCGAGGCCACAGTGAGAGGACCACCCGCGTCGATCTGGTTGGGAGTGACACCGACGTTGATCGTGGTGCCCGCAGCACCAGTGTCGAAGCTGGCACCGTTGAGGAAGTCATTCAGCACAGCGTTGATGTCGAAAACATCGACCTCACTGGTGAGCTGAATGGTGTTGGCAGACGGCGAACCCTCAATGACACGAAGCAGCGCGGCGTTGAGGACATCGCGGAGGGTCCACTCAAGCCCGGTTCCGAGATCGAGGTAGCTGTTGGTCGCCATCTCAACCGGAGTGACACCCTGGTTGTCATACCCGATCTGGCGAGTGACGGTGGTCGAGGCCGGGAACTCAACGGTGGCTCCCTTCAAGAAGTCCTGCTCGTCGAGTCCCTCAAGGCGCATGCGCTCGCGCGTTGCGAAGTTGATGCCCTGCCCGATGGGCACCGACACCAGCTCCAGATCATCGCCTGTGTTGTTGCGCACGACGAACGAGAGCTGCGCCCTGTTGGGCGTAGTTCCCGTCATGGTGGATCCGTCGGTGGCACTCTCCGTCTGGAACAGCGCGAACAACTGCTTGCCACCGACCAGGATCGGGTCGAGGTGGTTCGCGGCATCGACGAGCTGCATCATGTTCTTCGGGTTCACGTCCGAAGTGCTGACGACCTCATCCAGCCCAGCAGTGCCGAAGGCAGTGGCCTGCGCAGCAACCGTACCCAGCGTCGTGACTGCTCCAATGGCCGCGAGGGTCTGAAGAGGAAGCTGAGCTGCTGTGAAGATGTGGACCTGTGTGGTCGAACCGACGGTCAGTGCCGTCACGATGTTCGTTCCGTCCGCAACGGTGTGGACACCACCAGCGATGAGCTGCCGGTGCGCCTCGTAGTCAACCCTGATCTCGTTGATGAGGGTGATCAGCGTGGCCAGGTTGGTCGCATTTGCCGAGGAGACGACGTTGGTGGTGTCGGCCAGACCGTGGATCGCAGGAGCCCCAGACACGTCCACGCGGTGCGCGTTGTACTTGGCCTTGATGTCGTTCGCCAGCGTGATCGCGGTGGCGAGGTTGGTCGCCGCAGGTGCCGCGATGGTGTTGGTTGCGTCAGCAGAGCCGTGAACAGGACCACCACCGACCAGAACTCGGTGGGCCTCGTACTTGGTCCTGAGATCGTTGACGAGCAAGATCGACAGATCGAGTCCAGGGTAGATGTCCAGGAGCTTCCAGACATCACGCAGAACGCGCTTCTTCTCGACTGCATGCAAAGCAGCGTTGGTGGCATCCACACCACGGATGGTGCCGTTTTCGAGTGCGGTGGGCTGCACGAGATCTTCGTACCACTTGGGGCCGCTGGGGAAGCTTGCCCCATTTCGGTTCAACAGGTTGTTGAGCTGCGACCGGAGCGAGTTGAGGTCATCCTCCAGATTGGCTGGACGGGTGCTCTCGTAGTTGGCCAGCGTTGGGGCGACACTATCGTTGTACCCACTGGGTGTTGCGGCGTAGTCCGACGGTGCGATCTGTACTGCTTGACGGATGAAGGTGCGTCCCATTTCTCTCTCCTTCGGGTTAATTGATCAAGTAATCGGTGGTTATGATCTCGTAACCCAATGGGGCTACAGCCAGCGTAATGGTGTCAAACCCTGTACCAGGACCACCGCTCTCTGATACGGTGTAGTCATTAGACACTCCCAGGTACGACCTTTGTCCGTTGCGGTACACCCTGATCACAGTCTCTCCGCTCTGAATGAAAACTTCAGGCGTTGTGAATATGACATTGACTCCGTTCTTTGGTCCAATCAGCTCCTTGTTCCACCGGAACTTCCCCAGCAGAACATTGATCGACGTTCCTCTTCCGACAGGTTGGAGGATCATATCTGCCCTCCCTCATCATCAGGATATGATCCCCATGATGGAGTAGGCAGTTGTCGCTCCAGTTTTCCCTCTCACATTGCAGCGATGCGTCATCACATTGATGGGTACCGTCTGCCCCGGAGGAATGCTGAACCACTTCCCGTCCTGACCGTTGGCAAAGCTCACCTCGAGAGCATTGCCCCCTACCGCCGCCTCAAGATTGGAAATGATCACCTGGGAAGTGCTCTGCCGGTTTCGATTGGAACCCTTGTCGAATGATATCTCGATCCCCTGAGGGGTCGTGGCTGCATTCGGAGCTGTTCCAATCCCACTGGAAGGATGCACGGGAATGCCTGGCTTGAACATTTGATTCTCCTCATCAAAGCCCCCATAGGTAGGAGGGGCACATTGAAGTTTTCACATGGCCGAACGCTACATGACAGCGTTGGGATCTTGAAGCAAAACAATCGAACTTGATCTCTCCTCTACGGAATCCTGAGCGTGCTAGGAAGCAGATCGGGTCTGAGAGGATTCAGGCCCAGATTTGGCTGGGTGCCAATCTTCTCCACGGTGTTCTGAATCACCAGCTCCGCAGCCGTGACGATGACAACGATGGAGGGCACGTCAGTTGAGCCCTTGAGGGAGGTGATCAGATCACCAACCACCTGCACCAGAGCGTTATAGCTCTCACGAAGCTGAGCCAGCTCTTGAGATCCGTTGTCGCCGATGACGGGTCGAGTCTTGATGGTCGCCATGACTGTTCTCCTTTACTTGCCGCCACTCTTCTTCTTGGTGGGGGTTCGTTTGGTTGCCTTGTCCTCAACCTCCGATGTGGTTTCCTCCTCTGGCTCTGTTAATTCTAGAACCGTCGAAGTGAACACCTCGGAAGCAGGAGCTTCGATCTCGGTAGAGGGAACTTCGATCTTGGAAACGGGAACTTTGGGAGCCTCAACCTTGAGAACAGGAACTTCAACCTTGGGAACTTCCCTCGGGTCCTCAAGAATGGAGAACTTACTCGTTGGTTTCTTCATCAACCGCTGAAGATCCACGCGAGCATTCCCAAGATCCTTCACCACAGCGATTCCATCCCCATTGAACGAGAAGACCGTCTCCCCCTCAATGACGTTACGATTCTTGATCCAAGGGTGAGCTACCTTCAGCATTGGAACCTCCGATTCTAGTGGGGGCTGCCTAAGAGACGCCTGAGTCAGCTTCCCCATGATCGAAAAAACAGAACTGGGTGCCAGTCCTTTCTTCTCACCTGCATTTCCCCTAGGTCGAAGCATGCAACGGGTGCTACATGTATCTGCTCCGACAATCTGAACTGGTTTCCCACAAACAATGCAATCCATTATGGATCTTGTCTCTCTACCTGAATACCAGGTTCATGGTCTCAAAAAGGAGAGTCTGGGGAGCATCCAAAAACACTCCCCAGACTCTCACAAGGTCAGATTCTGACCTTCACCGGAAATGCGCCTCTACGTGAGACGACCGATGTTGATCATACGCAGCCACTTCTTCCGAGCGAACAGGATGGGCGTTCCGTAAAGCATGATCATCCACCTGTAGGCAGGAGCAAGCACCGCGAGATCTAGACGCATCATCGGAGCAAGCTGCCGGAACGTGATCACCTGCGGAGTCAGCTCTCCCATGTAAGCAAGGCTGGTGAAGGGCAGCAGGAAGTTCACGTCATCAGGAGTGGTAACCTGACCACCACCCTGGAGAGCAGCAGGCACCTGCATGATCATGCTGTACAGTGCCAGATCAGCAGGAACCGCAGCCGCAGTCCTGGAGACGGTACGGTACACACGGAAGAACTCGGGAGGGAAAGCTCCGATGGTTGCAGCGTTGGTCAGCGTGAGATCGATGTGCTCGTTGGCGTCCTTGTTTGCCTGAATCATCGTCACCGCTGCGCCCATGACCGGAGAAGGAGACGACTCTCCGAAACGATTGCACGCTGTGCAAACGTAGCAGAGGTAGTTGGTCCCCGCTGGGGCTCCCTTATTGAAGTCACCATCAAGAGCCGTACCACCAGCACTGGAAAGACCCGCCACGACCTGCGGAGTCGCAGGAGCATTGGCGTGCGTTGCCGACGCGGGCGGACGAGGAAGACGCTTGACGAAGACGTTGGGGTTGAACTCGATGGTACCAGCCTGGGTTGCCATGGAGTTGATTGCCTGTCCGATGACCCCATTCACGGGAGCGGGCAGAGCCACGCGCTCGCGAGGATACATCGTCTTGACAAGATCACTCAGCTCACGGGTTCCCAAGAACAGATCCGTCGGGTAACCAAAGTGCTCGACAAGGATGTTGCTGGCCTCTTCCACGTCCGCTTCCTGGAGAGGCTGTCCCTCCAGATCGACGTAGGAGGTGCCATCGATCAGAGCATCGAGACCATCCCACTGCTCAGCCTCACCATCGAAAGCGAGCGCGGAATCAGCGGTGAAGAGAGCCGTTTCAACCCTCTCGAGCAGCCAGAGAATGCCGTTCTGGTTTTCGAGTGCGACCACATCCCCGTGGGCGGGATGAATCATCGTGGCCGGGTGGCTCACTTCACGAGTGGTCCCAAGGAATTTCACGAGCTGGGTACGACGAGCGTAGTTCGTATCCGTCGAAGGAGGAAGTTCGCCTTCTTGCGTAAAGGCGAAATTCGTTCCTCCGTAGGAAACTAGCTCATTGTATTCCTCAACCGTCGAAAATGCTGGCGATTTCGGAATCTTCTTCCAGAACTTGATGTGATGGTTTGTCCACGTCACCACCTTGAGGCTGGCCTCAAGACTTTCCACCCTGAGTGCAGAGCCGCCGGTCTGGCCAGTCACCTGATAGCCAGCCTCCAACGCCTTGTGCAACTCTGACACGTCCTGGGCGGGAGCAGTCCCGAAACCGTTGAGCCCCTCGTAGTGACGCAGGCTGATCTGTCCAAACATGATCTTTCTCCTGTGTCTGGGGTTGAGGGGCTACTGCCCCATGCTCTTCATGAGCTTCTGTTCGATGTGAGGCGACATCTCTCCCGTGGACTCGTACTTCACCACCTCCAGGGGATTGAGACCGCCCTTCTCCACCAGATCAGTCATCCGATCAAGAACCTGAGCCTTGCTCATGCCCTCGAACGGACCACCACCCTGGCTCTTCTGAAGCACATTCACCTGACCAGGAACCGTCCGAAGCTGAGACTTCGGGGGACCCGCAGGCTCCTCGCTCCGAGCTGCATCCTGCTGAATGTAGCCAGCGAGACCATGACCGATGTTCACCACCGCCTCGGCGAGGGACTTGTTGAAGTTCCCCTGCTCCCCAGCAAACTGCTGAAGGGCACCCATGACGGTCCCAACCACTCGCTCCGTGATCCGGGACTCCAGGTGATCGAGACCATGCCCAAAGGACTTGGCAAACTCAGTGAGGAAGTCCGACACCTCGACACCCTTCTGGACCGTATCGTTCTCAGAGAGAACGTCGGTGAATGACTTGCCAAAAAGCTTGCCCTTGGCTCCCTCGTCCTCGTCCTCCTCTTCCTTGGGGGGAGGACGACGCTTGCCCTTGGTCTTCTCCTTGGCTTCCTCTTCGGCCTCCTCTTCCTCAGGAGACTCTTTGCCACCGAAGGGCTCAGCTCGGTCCATGTCACCCTTGAGGATCTCCACCTCGGAGGGGGACAGAGCAATACCCTTCGCAACCTTCTCGATGATGCTCTTCCGAACCTTCTGGGCCTTGTAGTCGGTTCCGTCCTCACCGATGCTGTCGTCCCAGTTGTCCCCGATCTTTTCCTTCTCGCCACCTGGCCAGGAGGAGACCTCACTGTTGCCACCAGTGACAATCTGCGACTTCCGCATTTCGTCACCGCTGCCACCGGCAAGTGCCTCCAACCTTTCCAGAGACTTGAAGAAGTCATGCTTCGTCATCTTCGACATCTTCAGTTCCCTCCGGTTGAGTTTCGGTTGATGACCATCAGTTCACTTCGTTCATTGCGAAGATCGCCTCAGTCAACGTTGTTGCTTCAGATTTTGAAAGACCCCGTGTGTCCTGAAGAAGGTACACGCAGTCACGGAAGTTGAGAATTTCCGGGATCGACTTGCCAAACGTCTGCCGCTTGACTTCGCTGTCCAAGCTCTCTGGAGCCATGGGATGTCCATACCCAATGGACAGAGCCTTGGCTTCTTCCTCTTCCTCATCTCTCTTCTTGAAGAGGTTAAGATCTTCCTGACGGAGAGCTTTATTTTCGCTCTTGCAGCAACCACCCCCACAAGACTTGACACAGGGGATCGAAGTAGCCACATCCTCAGGCATCAGTAGCCCGCTCTCACTCTCACACCACATCTCAGCCGGAACGGCTGAGAGGGACTTCACAACGTCCAACCAGGTGTGGGTATTGATCGGAGCAGCGGTGATCGCAACATCTTGAACCCAACACTTCAGAATGCGCTTTCCTGCTCGTCTCAGAACCTTCCCCTGAATAGAGAAGCCAAGACGACGAATCGCACCTGAGGTGATCAGTGCGTGAGCCAGCTCCCAAATCGCATCAGCTACTTTGTGGTTCTGGAACAAGAACCCCTTGGTCCAAAAACCCTCAGGAGTGATCTTAGCTTCTACAGGCTGGCCAACTTTGTTCTCGAACCCAAGCTTATGATCATTGTTGTAGTAGCCATGCTCTAGGAAGTAACTGAAGTCGATCCCACGCTGAAAGACTTCCTCATCCTGAAGATCTCGATCTTCTGTAGAGGCAAGTCCCTGGACCCAACGCTTCGTTGGATCAGCCTTCCCATTGGACTTGCAAATGTCCAGGGGAAGCCAGAACTCAAACTCGTTGCTTTTGAGGAGATCTAAGATCATAGTCCCAAACGCAAAAAGGGAGAGGGGCTCATGCCCATCTCCCTTTGTGGAGTTCCTTCAGGTTGATCGTCAGGATGAAACTACTGGTTCTAGAATCAAGTGTCAAGCATGTTCGATCAGGGGGGTAGCGGTGGATCGACTACGGAAGGTCTGTGGGGTCCAGCTTCTTGTTTTCACTCACAAAAAGCTTGGGTCGGCGAGATCCCTTCTCCAAGGCATCGGGGACTAATTGAAGAGGAACTAACCTCTCAGCCCCACACCCTTTGCAGACAGCAAAGGCTTCCCCACCTCGAAAAATGATAATCTTGGACCTTACCTTTGTGGTGCCATCACTCATGGATTTGACCAGCACTTCACCACACCGGCACGACAGGAGATGATCCACTAAAACTCCTTTGGCTGGTCATCGGCAAGTCGATCTGCTCCCTTGAACTGTGCAATCTTCTCCTCAACCCTTTCCTGCATCCTCTTCATAGCTTCGATCTTCCACTGAGATGGAACTGGCTTTTCTTTTTCAGCCTCGATCTCTCGTCCTGCCCTAGCCCAAATCGCCACATACCGATCAGCCAGCACCTTCATCTGCGCTGTGTTCTCCGCGAGAGCCTCTTTGACTTTTTCGTGTGCCATTAGTCCCTCACAAACAAAGAGAGAGGCTCATTCCATGGAATGTACATGGGGAGCAAACCTTTGCTCACCTCCCCAGATGGTTCATGCTTGACAGCCTGCTGGGTGGTTGGGGGCTTCATCAACTCTGGAGATGTCACCCTCTGGGTTCCCAACCCACGAGCAATATCCTCCTCCAACTTTTGATCGTGAGGAGAATCTGAAGTGGTGTAGTTGTGCAGATCCATGGGAGTCTCGGTGAACACTCCCGAATGCAACATTAGATCTTGCCACTCATTGTGATCGTACTGGCGATAAGCATTAAGGAGCTTTTTGATCTCCCCATTCGGAAGAGTTCCCACATCCTGCCCTTCTGGGAATATGTCAGGATGTTTCTTGTGGGCATCATTGAAGGCATCCCTGATAGATCTCCTCACCAAAGCCGAAGGCTTGCCACGGGGGTCAGAACGGATGATGTGAAGGAGATCTTTGTTGATCTCTGATTCGTCTCTTACTTTTCTGGGAGAACGATCCACACGCCCATGAGCCTGCTTCAACGTACCTGCATCATCAAGGTGTGTGAGCATGTGAAGGGAGTCTGCCATCTGAAGATCGTGACCCTGAATTGTTTTCTTATCAATGATCAGAGCTTGCAGATCACCCTCCTCGAACTTCTTCTTTGCGATATCGATCTCAGTGGGAGAAGGCCGCTTCGATCCCTGTCCTGACAACATTGCTCCCAACCAACCAATCTGTGCCTTCTTGTGCAAAGGATCTTTCCTCCCAGTTTTAGGATCAATAATATCGAGAGGTGGGTAGACGGTCCTCAAAGCTTCCCTGGCAGCCGCAGCTTGATCGGGACCATCCACCACAATCACTGTCTGATGTGTTTTACCTTTCTTCTGAGCTTCCTCCACAGATTGCTTCAATTGGTGAATCATAGAATTGATCTTAGAATTGTGCTTCCAATCGGCAACATTGACTCTAGGCAACTGAGTAACACCAGCCTCCTTCGTAGTCCTCCTCACGACCTCTCCACCCTCACCGCGAACCACTCCCGGTCCATGAATGTTCTGTCGGTGCTCTGCCTCTATGTATTGAAGGGCTCGTGCTTTAGCATTGGCTTCTTCTATCTTGCCAAGCTTATCGACTGGCTTCTTTTGATCAATGGCTTCTTTCTCCAGCTCTCTCCGCACAATATTACGAGCATTATGTTCAATCTCTATTTGTCGTTGCTTCTGAGTCTCAGATCTTGGGGCCGAATGATCAAACACATGTTGTGCAAAGTGCCGCTCACGTTGTTCATCGCCAATATTCCAATTGGCGATCATGTTTCGAGCTTCCTCCTCCAGAAGATGCTCATGCGTAAAAGTACCACGCCCAAGACCGCCCATCTGGGACATGAAATCCCCTCTAGTGGGTAGCCCATCAATCTTGTGATATAAATGGGCACCTGAACTTCCATCCTTCTTGATATGTCTTAGGTAGTTTCCCTTTTCATCCATCTGAGGAGTGCTGGCAACCCACTTCACTGCATCATAAGCCTCCACAAGCTGACGACGAGCGGGAGTTGCTGTCAGTAATTGTCGGTATTCCATTGGATGGCTACTAGAGAGAATCCGCTTACCCTCTGCTCCTCGGTTACTTGTCTCTCCCGTTGAGAGCAAAACCTGGGGCTCATCCACAATCCGACCACGAACTCCCAACTGAGAAAGATGATCTATACGATCTCCTTCTTTCGCTTGGTCTCTTGGACCACCTGCCATAAAGCCCCCTTGAGCGTACTGATGACCCCAACCCGTACGAAGTTTCACCTGTGTTTTGGTCAGTTCTGCATGGATGTTGCCATCCGTGTTATGGTTCGTCACAAAGATGATGTTTCTCTTTTCAATCCCACCGTTGTCCCGAATAAGATCTCTAATCTTCTTGAAAAACTCATGCTGTTGTTCCTTACCCCACCCCTTAATACCATAGCCATGAGCCATCGAGATACCATCAGGAACAGCAATCACGATTGGGGTTGGATTCTTGCCACCACCTTGTTCTTTGAGAGCAGTCTCTAACTCCCTGGTCAAAGCATCTCGCTTCGGAGGGATCTTCTCCTTCTTACCAGTGTCCTTATTCACCCTCTCTTCAAGCTTGCCAACTGTGTGGAACTCAGTCTTGTCCCAAGCTTCTCTCACCCAGTCCTGAACTTTGTCGTTGGGAACAGAGAGCACATAATTCATGTGTTCTCCACGCTGAACATTGTCAGCGATGTTGAGAAACGCAGCCAATGTCTTGCCACCACCCGTAACCATCGTATTCAACCCACCCTTTGATCCTCTGATGGGTTTTCCATTCTCATCAAACATCTTTGGTTTTCGCATGAAGTTGAACGAATTGAACTGAGACAACCTCATTCTAAGTGGCATATCTGGGTCTGATCTACGAACAGACCTCATGAGCTTTGGATGATCTTTTTCAGTGGGCAATTCTCTATTCTTTTTGATCTCAGAATATAGATCCTGAGAAACCTGATGGGCTTCCATACGAGGAAGCTTATCCATGATACCCCGTGCCTTCCTCTTCTTTTTCTTCCCCCCAGATGCTTCAGATGCTTCACGCTCTACATCTTCAGGGGTAAGAGGACCACCGATCCGCAACCTCACATGAGCCCCATTTTTATCAATACCAATAGCTGCTAGCTTACCTCTTGGTATTGCAACAGCAGATCCCTCAGCTTCATGAATCTCAGACTCATCGAGGCCCAACTGATTCCGAGCATAATCTCGTGCAGCAATCGTCTGAGTCTGCCTCAGAAGTAATTGCTGATCTGGATCAGGATGACTCACAGGTCCAGGAATATCGATCCTCACATCATCATGGGTAGGGATAGTTGGTGAGCTGACAATAGTCCCAAGTCTGCTCTCTAGATCCCTCACCCTCCTACCCAAAGCCTTTTGCTCATTATAGGAAAGCTTAGGATCAATAATCTGAGATTTCAGATCGTTGATTTCGGTATTGAGCTGATGAGCTGTCCTGGTCTCTTCCGGAACCCTGGTAAGGCCAGCCCTGGCAGCACTGGTTTTCAAATGGGCTTCATGCAGAGCTACAGCGAGAGTAGCTGATGTTTCTAGAGATCCCAAAGCCAAACCCAGGTTCTCCTGACGCCGCTGACGCAGAGACTCAAGAACCTCTGCCTTCTGAACCATTCTACCAAGTTTACTACGAGGATTGATCTCCCCCTCCATGCCCAATTTGTCCTCTGAAGACAGCATTTCACCAGTTTTTGTTTGTGCCTCAATCAACTCAATCTGCGTAGCAATCTTCCGATCAGCCTCCATTGCCTTTTCTTCTGTGGAGAGGAGAGACGATGGATGATGAATCTGCTGGCCAGAGGGGTCTACCTCCCACCACCCAGCGTTATTCTTCTCAACGGAGTTGATCAGATTCCTAAATTCCTCATTGCCAAAATGCTTGGCAAATGGACTATTCCGAAGCCGCTTCACTTCCTTGCCTAACTCCATTCGCTCACGAACAGAAAGCTTCTCTTCTTTCTGCCGTCTTTCAATCTCCGCAATCTTCTCCTTCTCCATTTCCCCACGGCTAGCCAGTTGAGCCAGCCGACGTGCCACAATCACCGGAGCAACAGATGCAGAGGTTCTCTGGACAAGCCCTCCATAGTTGACCCGAACCAATGATTTGCCACCAGGAATCTCAAACTGATTTGTCCTCTCATTCAGCTTAACCTTGGTAGCAATCTTACCAAGAAGTCCACTCACTTCTGGAGTCTCCAAAACCTCCTTGGGTAGATGAGTTGACAGCAAACCAGCCAAAGCATACTCAGAACCCATCCTCATGTAGGGATCAAGAAGATTGCCAGAATGATCATTCCAAAACTCATTGATGACCGTGTACATCCCAGGCTGATTGGGAGTAGTGTAGTTCTGAGCCGTTTCCAGAAGCGCCATCTCCTTCTTGATCTCTTTCGGGGTCACTCCAGTTGAAGCCATTGCTGTCTCGATATCCTGAAGCGAAACAGCAAACTCCTCTGGAGACACAGCCGTCCTGGGACGATCCTCAACACCGGCTGCGGCTGCCTCCTCAGAGATCTTGTTGATCATCTCCCTGGCACGGTCTTGAGCAACGCGAGCCGCCGCAAAAGTCTTCTGAGCCTCACCCACCTGATCGTAGAAAGCTTTCTGATCGGCCTCCGTCTCGAAGTCGGGCTCAGCATCCACCTGAGCGTACTGAGGAACCTGAGTTACCTTCTTCTCCTTCTCTTGTCGCTTCCGTTCCTTCTCCCGCTCATGTGATCCCTTGAGTCTAGAAAGAGCCTTTGTGAAATCCATTCCAGAAGGAGCTGTGGTGGCATTAGGATCTTTGTCGATCATATCGATCATTTCTGGAGCGGTACCACCACTAGGTACGTTACCCTGATTGCCCAATGTGGCATCCTCAGACGGGACCTCAACCTCTTTCATGGCCTCCTGTTCTGCATGGTCAAAGGAAGCAGCTACCGCAGCATCAGCAGCCTTTTTGAGAATCTCATTGGCCTTCTCCATGTCCCCAGTCCGAAATGCGTCAAGACCCTCCTCGAGCATATCCTGAACCGGAGCTGCACTGATCTTGATCTGTTTGGCAATCTGACGAATCTTTTGCAAATGACCTGCAATGTCCTTGCCCTGCCCACCCTTCTTGGCAGCGTCAAGAATAGTCTCCTCGACTCTATCAATCTTCTTTCTTCGCTCTCGACGGAAACTACCCGTCGCACGGTTTGCAAATTCGGAAATGTACTTCTTGGTATCCTTGTCGATCTCAACCCCAAGACTTTTGAGGGTGTCCCCAGCAGCCTTTTCAAATGAATCTTTGATCTTGTTTTCCGACTTTTGGCTGAGAGTTGTTCCCTCAGCCAGACCAAGAGTTTCACGAAGATTCTTGTGATGCTCCTTGACTAGCTTACGAGCTACTTTTCGAGCCCCCTTATACTCAACTCGAACTTTCGCCTTTCGCTCAGCGAAAACCTGAGCTTCTGCTTTACGCTCCTTCTCTTTCTTAGTCTCATAAGTAGGCTTTTCTTTGGCTTTGAATGGAAAGTGTCTCTTAGCCAGATTTGAGAGGTAGTCCTCAGGAGACGCCTCACGAATATCACGACCTTGATCGTCAACCAGATACTCTTTGTCCGTCTTGTCATCGATCCTGGTGTTGGGCTTGTTGAGACCACCCAGCAGAACAAGATCACCATTTGGTCTCTTCACTACCAGAATGTGTCTACCAGCAGCAGGACCGCTATGAGGAGTGACCCAGGCCCCCTCACCTGCACCAAGCTCATCCAGGTCGATAGACCCTCCCTCACCCGCCTTCAGTCTTACGATATTGGGAGCACCTTTTATATTGGCCACAGCTTGAACAAGTTTCTGCCAAGCATGCTGTTGAGTCTTGGAATGCCGAGACCCCGCCTTGATCAGCTCATCCCCTACAGGGATGGGGTAGTCAAAACCAAGCTGGTCACTTTTCAGCAGGCTTTCGATCTCCATGCTGGTAAGAGTCGAGGTAGGAGTAGTCCTCAGGCTCTGCGGACTCGGGCTCCCCATCAGACCCTTGATCAGGTTCACCACCTTGGAATCCAGCACGATCAGACTCGGCAGACGATTGCTCATCATCTTCCCCTTCGGGACTTGGGATGTGGAGATCTTTGAAGCCCCCCATTGTCTTGACTGAATTCCACTCATGATCACTCTCATGGATTGGATGAGAGTGCAACCATCGGTTAAACTCTATCTCATGAGGGAACTGATCGGGAGGATCAGCAGTCACGTGGTGGATGTGAGAACTCCCTTCTTCTTCCCCATCCCCTTCCTCTCCTGATTCTGGAACCATAGCCTTCAGCACTGCCTCATGCTCTGGATGATGGGTACCCCAATTTAAGTTCAGAGAGAACTTAGTTGAGCGAGGTTCCTTGTGTTTGATCTCAGTATAGTAGTCTTCGGCATGGGGCTTGATCTCGTGGCCCACTCCCTTGTGGTGAGTCCCTGCATGATCACCTGTCACAAAATGAAGTTCATGCTTACCACCCAAGGAATGAATCACACTCTGCTGATTGTACTTTTTCCCAAGGTCCCTGACTGTTGCATGCTCACTGGGATGTTCGTGATGCACCATAAAGGATTTGGTTCCAGAAACATCCGGTGGAGTCCTCCCACCTGGACCATGGTACACAACAAACGAATGCTCTTTCCCCTCGTAGTGACCCATCCCTTCTGTGTGATCAAGCCCATGATGGATCAAATCTTGCCTCAGCTTCTCGTGTCGCTCCTTGAACATGGGATGATCCCAGGGCAAATCTTTCTCTTTGGGATCAGATCTATTCGCACCAGCAGAGATGATTGAGTAGTGGCCATTCTTCAACTTCCGATGTAGATGACTTGGAGTCAGAGCAACGTACCTGCCAAATCTTCGGATTGGCTTCTGAAACTTCTCTCCAACTGAAGTTGTGGTGATCACTGAAGCACCTCATTCCCAAACCACACAAACGATTTCAGCATCATCGGATGATCTTTGGTTTGAGCCAGCTTCTCCTTGAATTGATCCATCGGAATAGCAGTGATCCCACCAAAGAACCCAGGCTTGTCGTACTGTTTGAGGTATGCCAATCGGGCCTCATCAGCAGAGGAGAATCCCAACATCACCTTATCTTCATCAAACTCGAAGAAATCTGGACCCTTCATCTGATGCACCACAAACGCTATTGTGGACTCAGGGTGGGGGCCAATATAGACATCCACATGATCTCCATCCATGCCCTCTGTCCTACGAATGTACCCATAATCAAAGTGCATGGGAGTAACCCCATTCCTCTTCTCGTGGGGATCATACCACCTACGAATTGATCCTTTCTTGTTTTCAATGCTGATGGGGAGACCCTGGAATTCTGTAGTTCCCTGAAGCTTGAATGCCTTGCTCACATCTGGAGTAAGGGCATTGAGATAAAGAGACCTCACCACTACAGGATCAATATAGCTCTTCAAAGCCGTCTGACTGTGAAGTTTCTGTTCTGCCCCCTTGCCAACATAATGATCCAGCATCCTTGCCACCTCGAGGGCCGACTGCTCAGTGAGTGCTTCTAGAACCTTGGGGGTTACTCTTCCCTTGACCCCCTCGAGGAGCTGCTCAAACGTCCTCGAGAACGCCTCTGTCCCATGATAGATCCTGAATTGCTTGGGAGTGACACCAACCGCCTCATCAAGGGTCCTGGACAACTTGTTGTAACCAACATCCCGGAATTTGACTCTCCTACCAACTTGGACCGGAACAGAGAACAAATAGTCCTTGGGTGATTTACCGGGAGCTTTGATCAGATCCTTCATGATCTTTGCAGTTGGATGATCTAGAGTGATACTGTGAACAATGTTCACTCCCCTCTTACCCACATAAGAGAAAGTAGCTACATTACCCTTCATCACAACGTTGGATACTTTCAATGTAACCAGCCCAACATGTCCAGTCTTCTCCTCATGCTGTTTCTTACCAGGACGCATATACACCTGATCCAGAAGAGAGATCATCAATCCCAGAACTCGACTTGAGAATTCCTTACTCTTCATCAAGGTACTATAGAGTTTCCTCACCTTGGGCAACTGCACAGCGAAATGACGATTGCTAACGTGGAACTTCAGATCCCCTCTACCTTCCTGATCTGAATGGTAGTAGGCGTATTCGGGATCAGGATTGTTCGGATCTGCCTTGGGCCACTTTGCTACCCACGCAGAAAGGGGACGCTCCAGACCGTAGTTCTTGTTCCACTCAGCATGTTCAGGGGCAGCTCGGTGGAGTTTTCTGCCATTACGAGGATCAAAATACTGAGGGTCTTTCACGGGGTCAGGCTCACGAGGATGCTTTTGAGACACCCCAAGGGACGCATCGTGGTGAGGATGATCCACTGGAGCATTTGTGCCCCGAATGATGTTTTCGGTTCCAGGCTCCTTGTAGAAATACTTGTAGCCACCAGGCAGGCCCTCTCTGCGAAGGTACTCATAGTCCTGAGCCTTCCCTCCCCGTTTGATCCCCTTGCTCAGGATACCAATAGCCTTGGCAACAGCGAACAGCTTCCTCTGCATGGCTTCAAACTCCGGTGAGCCAACCAGTTTCGTGTAGGCATCCAAGAAAAGGTCCACCACCTCATTCACCCTAGGCTCCCTCGGGAACTCCTTTGGATGATCTTTGTTTAGTTTCGATGCAACTTCATCGAACGGAACCATGTCAGTTAGATCACCAGTAGGAGCCAGCACCAGGAGGGCATGCCTCTCTCGATTCGTGAGAGTTGGGTGCTCAGTGACAAGATTCACCCAGTTAAGCTTCTCCTGCTTGGTCAGCCTAGGCGTTGCAATCTCCACTGAGCGATCCTCAGGAGACTCTAATGGCTCTGCGAACCCATCACCACCCGAGGACTGATAGTGAACCACAAAAGCCATGGCCTGCTGGATGTTCTTGACTGCATCAAGATGCTGAAGTGCATTGAACGCTATCATCTGACGATCAGGATCATCTTCAGCCACAACGTAGCGTGACAACTTATCCTCTTGCCGATTCAACCAATTCTGAACTACTTCCTGATCTTGGGATACGTGCTCCTCGGCTGTCTGGTAATGAACCCCAGCTCCAATGATCGCTTCATGACCGGGAGCAGCCTGGGTCAGACTAATCTCATCCAGAATGTTTCCAGCATTGTCTGAAGTTCTAGAGATCAGCTTTCTATGGGCAGTTATCTGATCCAGAATCCTCTTGGTCTCTTTGAATTGCTCCCACCACACACAGTGACCCAAGTAGGTATTGAATCTCCATCCCTTCTCAGGATCATAAGAATTGACTGCTCTCTCAACAGCCCGATGAGTAGGAGAATCCGAATCAACCTGAACCTTCATCTTGCGTCCAGGTCCCCCATAGTATCCAAGTAGCTGAGCCACTGCTCTTCGATCTGGATGACCATCTTTGTCAGTGATGTAGTAGATCTTCAACTGACGAATAGCCTGATTCACAATCAACCCAAAGTGCTCCTGAATAATGCGAGAATAGAATTGATCTTTACTCCTAAGATTCGTCGCAACTCGTTTCCACCACTTTCCACCCCTTCCCTTCTTAGGTTGAAAAACCTGCTTCCAAGTGATGGTCCCCTGCTCCAGCATCGTGGTGGCTGGCCGCTTTGCATCCTTTGAAAAAACTTTGGCAGGTTTCACACGCTGCCCAGATACTCTTTGTTTTCGATGTTCCCCTCTGACCCACTCATTCATGCTGCCCTGACGAAATGGGCCTGGAACCCAGGCTGTCTCTTCTTTCGGATAGGGATTGTAGGGACTGTCAGGGTAGTAGCGAACTGACAAACGATCGCTGGGATTCAGAATCTTACCCTCACGATGATACTCACCACTCTGACCACGAAGCCGCACATCAAACCAAGGATCACCATGAGCATCATAAACTGTCTGTGTGGTCATACGCCGACGAAACCAATTCTCGAATCGGCGCAAACTGCCCATCCTCTGAGCCCCCCGAGCTGATTGGGTTCCAGGAGGGGCAACATGGATAGGATTGTCGAGCCCAGGCTTGACGTGGACCGTGAACAGAACCTCCCCACTGGGGTTTTTGAATGTGGCCTTCTGCTCCTCCCCATGCTTCAGCTCTGCCCTGGCCGACTGGTGGAACGCCTCTTCTGGTGAGGCTTCAGATTTCACTGATGGGTGAACCTCAATCGTGTGGCTGGAAGTAGCCACATAGGGAATTCCATGCTGGGGGTGAGGCTTATCAGAATACTTGTAGTTCCACTTGTTCTGACCAGAGTTCCACCATCTGTGGATATACTTTCCCCCAACACGCTCACCTTTGCGTGCCTTGACAAGATCGATCCACAGAGGAAGCATCATCTTCGGTCTACTCCTCTTCCTCGTCTTCCCCTTCGACAGGAGCAACTCCCTCTTCATGGCTCTCGAGAACATCCTCGAGTGACCCCTTCAGGTCTGCTCGCACGTAATCGTCCGTCATCCAGTCCTCAAACTCGTAGTCATCCCCCCAGATGAGTTTAGCCACCTGAAGCATGTGAGGCCGGTCCATCTTATCGGCGTTCTGGAGGAGCTGCTGGGCCTGGGCAGGGTCATCCACTGAGAGAAGGTCTCCCTGCTCCTCAGAACCCTCCTGGGATGGCTCCTGACCCTCCTGGGTCTGCTCTTCTTCCTGAGCCCCCTGAGTTGTCTCCTGGCCCCCTTGGGGCTCCCCCTGAGCTTCCTGAGGCTCCTCTTGGCCCCCCTGAGCGGCTATCCCCATTAACGGTTGAGTAGGCTGGGGATTTGGAGATTCAGTTCCCATGGCAGGCTCCTTGGTGGGTTCTCCCGTGGTTCTAGAATCACCAGGAAGCTCCTCTTCTGGTGAAGCTTCCGGCTCCTCGTCTCCACCATCTACCTGACCCTCCATTTCAGGATCATGAATCACATTGCCATCGTAATCGAAAACAACTTTGTCCTCTGGATGACTGTCACCAAGGTCCATCGCTTCGGTACTTTGATCCCAATCAATCATCCCTTCATGATTCATGGTTCTAGTACCATCAGTAGAATAGTGAATATCACCAGATTTATCCTGATCAACAAGATCAGTTAAATCGTAAACCGATTCTTTCATTGGACGTTTCATTCAATTCACCTATTTCAATCCAACGTATTTGCTGATATGTTGGTATCCAGGGTTATCAGGATGCAACTCCAAAGAACCTCCAGTGTACCCCCATGGTCCACTCTGCCCAGAAACATCTCCTCTTAACAAATACTTCTTCCCAACATGCCTCCCGCCGATATGAAGAGAAGCTATCTCCCATGGCTTGTCAGCATGCCTATCAGTAATCTCTTGAGCAGACTTGGGATCCTCTCCATGCTCCACTAAGAACTTTGGTAACGTCCTTTTGACATGCCTTGTCCCATCTTCACCCCAATGGAATCCCATCTTGGCCCACGTGTATCTTCCAACATCGGCTGGCCCAACGTGAACAGTCTTAACTCCCATCTGTCTATAGTGCTCCAATGATGATTTCATAAGAGCCTTAGAAATACCATATCCCTGATGTTCTTTATCTAAGCTCAGACCATCATGATTTACACGAAGATCACCATTGACATCTCTTCCAAAAGTTCTACTAAATTGACCAATCAAACCTCCACTATGGTGAACGATATCCCCCGATACAGTTACCCTATGTGGCCAAGAATGTGTACTTTGAATACTCCGTCTTTGATGTTCTTTTGAACTAATATCTGATTCAAATTCCAAAGCAGAATCGTTAACCTTAGACGTATAGTCTGGATGATCCATCTTAAAAGAATCATGTAAATAATGATCAGCATCATTTACTTTATCTTTGAATACATTATGCAAAGTGTAATGACCAAGAGTTGACTTGTGTGCTGGAGTATTCTCTCTAGCTTCTGCCCAACCATTTGGAGTAACATGCGAAACAACACCTTCCATATTTTTGAATCTAGTATTTACTACTGGATAAGAATAAGAACCAACATGATTCCTAATTGCTTTGGCCTGCAAGTTCCTTAATGAATTTCTTTTTGGGTGCTTAGTCTCATGAGCAACATTAACAGCATCACCAAGAGTTTCCATTACCTTATGGTAAGATTCTTCATTCATCCTTCCAGGCGTCCTCAACAATCTACTAAAATGATCATGAGCATGATCAATCAATGCTGTTACATGTTTAGGATGAAGAAGTTTATTCTTTGATACTGTTTCTGCCACATGCTCCGATGTAAGAGGTGATGGTTTCGCCTGTAGAGCTAATCGATGCTCCCTGGAGGATGGAAGACCCCCGGCACGGTGAACATGTGTTGCTTGATGACGAAGCACATCTCCATGGGTCATTCCTTG